AATACTTCAAGACACCCGTATTTTGATCATAGGAAATTACTCTACCAACAGCTGTAGATCCTACACCAATTGTTTGTATAATTTGACTGTCTGTAGGGAAAGATGCTGATTGAAAATTACCAGATAATTTTATTGCACCAACTGCACTTGCTTTATCTAAAGTTAAAATTGAAGATGAGTTATATGCTTCTGGATTTTCTACAATTCCAACTCTTGCGATCTGGTTTCCAGTAATAAAATCTGGGTTCTCTATATCATTCTCAATTCTAGAATAAACAATTACGTTATAAGCACCAAGTTCTCTGTAGATATCAGCTCCGTGACCACCTTGAGGAGGAATGATAACATTAAATACTGGAGATGTAGAACCAGAAGGAACATTACCAGCAGCAATATCTACAGTTCCATAAGTATATCCCGATCCACCTTTAGAAATTATGACTGATTCAACTTTCGAATCGTTATTGATGATAATCGTACATTCAGCTCCAGTACCATCACCTTTAATGGGAACTCTTGTATAAGTCTGATTAGCAGTTCCAAGACCAACACCACGATTAGTGATCGTTACAATCTTCAACTGTCCACTGGTAGATGCATTATTTCTAACAGAAGCATTTTCTGTGCTTGTTTCCCAGTTTTTTGGGACAGGAATAAAATTAACAGAATCGAACTTAATAATATCACTGGGTTTAATAGTATAGAGATATTTCCAAATATATCCATCACCACTATTTCCGGCAGATCTTGGTTCTAAGTCTACAAAAGTAGGTTCATCAAGTGATGGTCTTCCTTCTGGATTTTCTGGTGAAGTTCCATTATTAAGACAAATATAAACTCTAAAATCACTATTGATCACATAATAATTTGCAGAATATAAACTAGTTGCTCCAGAAGGTCTAGAAGTTCTATTTCTACTGATATCATGACGATACATATCATAAGTAATACCAGACTGCCAAGTAACCTTACGGACAACTTGCTTTACATCATCCTCTCCAATTTTTTTGAGAGCAATCATCGTGTCCCAATAATCATTCTCTTGATCAAAATTGTCTATTGGGGCAGGAGGGAGTACATCCCAAGTTGGAGAAAAATCTGTTGCATTAGGAAGAGCCACAAAAGAATAATAAGAATTCTCAGAAGAAGTTGCCGCAGAGACAAAATTCTTAGCATTTAGTATTCTTAATTGGTCAGTTATAATTGCAGACATTTTATGAGTTTTTTATCTATTTATGAAACGTAATTGCGGTATTTGAGTGGATTATATCTTTGAACAGTAGGTGAGGTTGATACTCCAACCAGTCCATTATTATATGAAGTAAATTCTTTACTATCACTTCTTATCAGATTGTGGATTCTTCCCCAACTATACTCACCATAGAAAGAACTATATCCAAGACCAGATAATCCATTATAATTTTTCACACTTACAGTTACTTTTGCGACGTAGGTTACTCCAACTCCCAAAACACTCGTTTGTCCAATAGAAACAGATGCAACTTCATATACATTATCAATAAATGTAGATCCAATACTTAGAGTAGATCCATTTTGGTAAATCGAAGTTAATCCATTTCCAACATTAGAATTAAAGACTACAAAATAATAACCAGTCTGTATTCCACTAATACCCGTAGTTGCAATTCCAACATTATTGATTGTGGTGTCTCTTAAGAATGAATTTTGTGGAATAAAGAGATCAAATACAATTCCAGTAGAAGCAACTCCAACCGAAGTTGTATTGATACCTGTGATTATTCCAAAATCACCATCATAAGAAACAGTGTCAATGACCTCTCTGGTAACTTCGGGAGAAGATATAAGAACAACGGGAGGATTTGTTGTCGTATATCCCGTTCCTGGGCTACTAATGGATATTGAAGAAACCGTTCCACCAACAGATATTGTTGATGTTGCAGATGCTCTTTGAGTGGTTCCAAGTCCTACAGGATTTTCGATGATTACAAAAGGATTTGTTGAATAACCAACTCCACCATCAGAAATAACCACAGATGAGATAGTTCCTGCAACTGAAACAACAGCAGTGGCTGCAGCTGCAACTAACTGATCTTGTGAAGTAATTACAATCTTTTTCTGAGGTTGTTCAGTTGTTCCATCTTGTAAATATTCATCAGCACTATCAAAGAATGTTTTAACACTCTCCACAAATATTTGAGTTGATCCAATACTTACACTTTGAATAATATTAGACGTTGGATTGATCAATGGTTCATAAAGAATTCTATCCTTAGAAACTTCCTGGCCATTAATAATCTTATCTTCAGTTTGTCTACACCAGATTACAGGTCTTGATAAAGTTTCATCTTGAGTAATTCCTGGACCAGGATAGACATTAGTTTCAACAACGTCAGTAGATATAATATCAGTTACAAGTCTAGAATTTTCTTTCAATATCTCAATATCACTATTAATTCTTAAAGTATCACCTTCTTTTACTGTTTCCAATATATCAACATTTACAGTATCAACCGATCCTGTTCCTCTATAGAAGAGAATCTTAGAGAAATCACCTTCTTTTGGAGCTTCTTTGAATGTTATGATACTTCCACCATTAAAAGTGTATGAAGCGTCAGGAACCTGTAAGACATCATTAATGAATATTAATAGATTTGATTTCACTTCAATATTAGATCCTTTTTTAGCTCTAATGGTTGTTTGTTCCCCATTAATATTAATTGGGAAGGTCTTTCTTTGACCATCAAATAGAGAATCTATTGGATCAATAACTTGAAGATCTCCAACAGTCCATCCAGTAAACTCATCTGTGAAGGTTTTATCGACAGAAATTTGGAATTCATTAAATGGTAATGAGGTATCTGTTGGAATCCCAGTTGTTCCACCAATTGCAACTGTTAGAACTTCACCTTGACCATATCCATAACCAGTGTTTCTAATTTCGAAAGAAATTACACTGGATCCTTGTCCAACTACAACATCAGCGACCGCACCAGTTCCAAGTCCACTAGAAACAGAACTATAAATCAGAGGAATATTTGAGTAAGAGAGAGGATCATCAAAAATGACAATTGGTGGATTTGTTGAAGTATAACCAGTTCCTGGATTTGTGATTGCAATTCCAGTTACATGACCATTAACTATGGTTGCAGTTCCAACATATGTGATGTTTGGAGTTCCAGTACTAGATGTTGCCACTCCAACATTTACGTTTTGGATACCAGATCTATATCCAGATCCACTATTTCCAATGCTAATTTGAGAGATTGTTCCTGCAATAGAGACCGTTGCAGTTCCTCCAGCAGATACTAGAGGTTGATATCCAAAACCAGCAGTTGATCCAACAGAAACTATTACTCCACCAAGAGGGATATTGCTAGTATTAATATCATATGAAGATGAAGTTGCAGTTCCAGTAAATGTTATTGAAGTAATTCCAGTATTTTCTGAAATATCATAATCACCGACAATTTGAACGGATCCAACTCTTGCTGGTCCTTGGAAAATATCATTAATTAAAACTATCGCATTACTTGTTGAGAATCCAGAAATATTAGATCCATTTGATTTTAATGTAAATGTATTGTTAGTTCCATTAAATCCTGAAGAAATATCATCAAAAATATAATTATAGGAATAAGGTTCAGAGTCACCATTTGGGAATCCAGATCTGATAAATGATCTTCCACTAAATGTAGAATGAGTCTCAATACCAACAAAATCTCTACTGTCTGGTGGATTAGTGGTTGATCCAATAGGAGTCGGTCCATATGGAGCACTTACGAAATTTATAACATTATCGACAATGTTATAATCTCCATTAACTTTGGTAACAATAGAATGAACCGCGTGAGTTGATAATCCTGTACCCATCCATGGTCTTTGAACTAAGACCTTGTTGGTTCCACCAATTCCAATAGAATTGATCCTCATAATTTCATTACCAATTTTTATCAAATCTCCACCGAAGAAAGAAGTAATTCCTGATAAAGTAATTACACTATCCTCAATACCAATAGAACTTGATATCTTAGAAGTTATTGCAGTTGAAACAATTGGTGATTGAATTAGATTATCAATTCCAATGAGAACTCTTGAATTTTGATTTGTAGAAACAAATCTATGAGAAGTTCCAATTCCAACACTAGTAATATCTAATACACTAGGTGGATTTCTAAGAGCATCAGAAGCAGAAGCAGCAACTTGGACATTTAAATCGTTAAGTTTAACAATATAAACAGATGTTGGTAATTTATCTGTTGATCCAAATCCGGTAATTGTTGTTGTTGCTATTCCAACAGCTTGAGTTGTACCCGCCCCAGAGTAAGAATATATTACTTTCTCACCAGTCACAAAGAAGTTCTCTGGTATTTTGATTGTATTATTAGTAATGTCTACAATAGCAGAGTCACTACCATCAAAATATCTTTCAAAAATTGATTTACTCTTGTGAGTTAAATTGAAAGATCTCTTAACGTCAGTTTCAGCACCTATATAGAATCCATATCCAGTTCTAATCAAAGCGTTTGTAAAATCAATAGTTCTATCAGAAATATTCGAATCAACCAAACCAATTGAATTCCGATAAACTCTAATTTCAACATCTGTATCTGCGTTTGCAGTAAAAGTTAAATCTACAGTACCTGAAGGTCTTACGGTTGCACCTATAGATCCAATAGATGAACCAGTTTGCATGATTCCAAATTCCACAATATAAGCATCAACATCGTCATCAACGACAACAACTTCAGAAACTTGATATTGATTATTTGTCAGATCTTCAATACTTACGATATAATAAGATCCTTCATATGTTGAAGAATAAGATGATATTGTGGTAATTCCTGGGGTTGGAGTTGATGATATTGCAACATAACTTGATTCAAGTCGTGAACTGTTGAATATTTCTGTACCAACACCAACCGAATCTGTGCTTGATATTGATACTCTAACAGAATTGACATTAAATTGAACGGGAGTAGAATCATATGGAATTAAATCAATATTGATATTTGATCCAGAATAATATGCATGATAGGTTCCAATCCCCAAAGATGAATATGAATATAGATTGGAAGTATTGAGTTGTCCATAATCTTGAATCATAATATCTGTTCCATCATGAAGTAGTGTAATCTCATCAAACTCATGATAGGAAGAATCAGTAGCTCCAATTTGAACTAAGACTTTGGAAGATCTATAAGTTGATGCAATACCAACAATAGTTGTTGCAGATGAAGTTCCTGATGGAATACTAGTCGTTGCAGATCCAACAAAAACTGAATCTCCAAGATCTGTAGATCCGATAGAAACTATTGTATCTCTAATATCAATAGAGATAGTATTGACATCATAGTCATTAATAGAAGATTTAGTTGGATAGAAGAGAAGATTTCCATCTGATCCACTTATGTTAAAATCAAAAGATCCTAAATTATCGTAGCTGCTGCTATCACCATATTGGTTAATATATCCATTAGAATCATCATGAATAAGAGAAACTAAGGAAACTTGTACTTCAGATGTAAATCTTCTATCTTTGATAAATGTTAAGAATTTAAGAGATCTTGAATCTAGATTAAAAGTATCAACAATACTAAATCTAGTAGTTCTAGGATTACTATTAAATTCATCACTAATATCATCTATTAAAAGAACTCTGTTACCAACGGATTCGATGTAATCTTGAAGAACTCTGGTTCCAAAAATTATTTCATCTGACTTGATATTTCCATCAATAGTAAAATTATTTTCGGTTACCAAATCAAAATCATTGACACAATTTAAGTCAATAAATGTGGAGAAGTCGGCTATACCAGTAACATCTCCAAAATTTTGATCTGTGTTAATGCCAGATATTGTAGGAGAAGATTCTATGATCAAATCACTAAACTTCTTAAATCCTGCAGTATGATTCAAATTACTTACAGGATTGTTCCAAGTATCGAAAGAAATTTGAGATCTGAGAGCATATGAGAAATATTGATAGTAGTCATTGTCAGCAACTCTTTGGAATTGATTATCTAAGAAACCTGTTTCCTTTTTCCAACCCTTTACTACTGTAGATCCTGATCCAACAATATAAGTTGCTTTATTCTCAACTACATTTGAAACTAATCCTCTAGAAGTTGAAGTTCTACCAGTGATCGCATTTCCAGCAGTAAATGTATCAGAAGTTGAAACTTTTAATGTTTCCGTAACTTCATTCCAATCTACAACAATTCCAACAGCATCATTTGCAAATACTTCTTCACCTTTATTGAAAGTGTTCTTTTCTAAAGAAATGTCAAATATCGGGAAATGTTTTTGTGGTATAATTCTTCCGGAAGAAGTTACTGAATTAAAATTGCCAGGAACTTCCCCATCGATCAAATAATTTGATAAATTGTATGATACCGTAGCTCCAACACCACCAATGTTAGGATCAGTGTTAACTATTGTGAATAGAGTATAGTTATAATTGGAGGAATTATAACCTCTAGCAGTTGTTGCAACACCAACACTGGTGTTTTCTACAAGAACTTTATCACCAATATTAAAGGGGAAATCTTCAGGATCACTAAAACTAGACCCTAAAGTAACAACAACATCTTTGGAAGATGGGATAAATTGAATGGAACTAATACTAATACCATTACTATTATTTACTGGAATAATAGTCGGTGTCACATTGTTGATTGACTTTGTATTCTTAAGAACATCAACAGTTTTATCATCAAGATTGTATCTCAGATCAATGTCAGTTACTACATTGTTCGTCAATCCATCTATGAGAATTAAATCTGGAGCAATCAAATAATTTCTACCAACAGAGGATACTCCAATAGATTTGATTGATGATTGTGGGATAATCTTCAATACATCTGGTAATTTTGATGTAGGTCTTAATGAGTAATCACTAGAGTAATTGAATCCAATATCATCTATATTTGTTTTTAAAACTTTTCCAATGTTATTTGTAGATACTTCTAAAATTTCACCAGATCCAAAGTCTGAAACGACTCTATTGATTTTTGGAATCTTAGGTAGATTGAGTCCAGCATAATTTACGCCTATAGATGAGATTTCTCCATATGCGCTTGTCGAATCTGTAATATATGATATTGTGGAATTTGTTGAGTCGTAACTATCTCTTTCGGGTTTCTCTGTTAGTAAATATGAGAAAGTATTCGAAGTAATCCCTGTAATATTATAAGAACCATTATACAAACTAGGAACAACATTTATACCGTTGTTTTCAAGTACTTCATTATCGACTATAATCTCTCTTTTTACAGAAGGAACTACACTTAAATTTGTTGGAGTTAATCTGTAGTAAAGTTTTCTTGGAGTAGAATCGTTTAATCTCAATACAACGGTTGCGTTTGCATCAATACCGATCTTTCCATTTCTCTGAACTTCAACACTATTTGTGTTTGTGAAGTCAAATTGATGTCTAAGTTCTGGATCAGTGTAGAAATTTAAATTGAAAGCGGAATAAAGAACTCCGTTATTCGTAAATGAAAGTGTGGGACTGGATACATCAAAGATTAATGTATTTTTATTTGTAAGATCAATTGATGGATTTACTGGAGAAATAGATCCAGAAGAAGATGAAGTAATATCTATTTCGTTTCTTTCTATTCTGGAAGAATAGTAAAAACTATTTGACAATTTAATAGTATTTTCATCTACAACTATCACATAGTAAATTGATTCATTTGATAGTCCACCAGAAGGTGAAGTAGAGGTGTAAATTACCTTTTGACTGGTATACAAACCATGATTTGGTATGGTAATTGTATTTCTAGCAGTATTTACATCTAAAGCAGAAAAATTTAATTTATTAACAATAGCTCTTCTATTATGATCATTGTATGATATTGAAACCTGAGTTGAAATTCCAGAAATAACAGTTAAGTTAATCTGATCATTCAATGAAAGTCCATGTGTTGATGAAGTAGAAACAGTTACTTTATTTTTGGAAACATTTCCAAGTAAAATATTCTGATAATTGGTTGTAAAACTATGAATATCTCCAGTTCCAACATTCGTAAAATATAAAAGATCTGATGAGGTCGAAATGCCAGCATAATATCCTGTGGTTCCCAATCCCACTCGATAAGAGCTTATTCCTATTAAATCTGAAGTAATCTTGGTTGCATAAACGATAGAATTTTCTGAAAGTTGATAAGATGAAACTCCATTAGTTGAAATTGATATTTGATTTCCACCATTAGAAGAATAAATCAGTTCATCCCCAGAATTTAATTGGTGATTTGGGATATAAATTGATCTGGTTGGTATAGAAAGTTGTGTTGCACCAACTCCAGGGTTTGAGAATAAAAGAGTGGTAGTTATTCCAGGACCAGATGAATTTCCTATTCCAAGAGATTCTACTGGGTTGAAATAATATTCTGAATTTAATTTGTAATCATACTGATTATTAATATCTAAACTAAGATAGAATTTCCTAGTTACCTCAGTTATAGCAATACCTACAGAATAAGTTTGTATTCCACTTATACC